TTAGCAAGGGCAAGAAGCACTAAAGAGTTAGATAAAGTATTGAATACTTATATTTAACAGACATTGAATAGTTTAAGACAAGTTACATGAAGACTCTAAATGCATAAAAAGCATTATAAGAGTGGTGGTGTTATAGCCCTCGTGTATTCAAAATAAGGAAGAATGATGAGCGAAGAGTATAAAGAACAGTATCAAAAAAGCAATACTACTAAAGAGCTAGGTATGACCTCATTTTTAGATATTGCAAATAAGTTTAAGCACTTTTTTAAATCTTTTCCTGATAATAAATACATAGAGAACTTTTGCAGGTATGGAATAAAGTTTTCCAAGACTTCTCCAGATAAATTTAGACGTGCTTTAGAAGCATTACTCGAGTCTCAAGATACGTTTCCAAGCATTAATGATTTAAAGATTGCCATCGATAAGCTTCCTAAGCGTCCTATTGATTACATAGCTCAACAAACTGTCGATAGCAGGCAAACATATGGATGCTCTAGTTGCGATCATTATGGCTATGTTAGAGCTATAAATGAGCATAATTTTTATGAGACAATTTGCATATGTCCAATGTGCAACGGAAGGGGGTTAACAAAGGAATTACCCAGCAAGGAGCGTGTAGTTGCTTTGGGCTATACTAAGATTAAAATAAAGAAATGAAGCTTATGAGTTGGTTAAAAAAGCTTTTTAAACGTGAACCTAAAAAAGTTAATCCCTTTAAAGGTTTCAAATTTCCAATAATAAAAAAATGATACATTTATACATTACAGCAACATTAACAGCTTTAAGTGCTTTTATTTTAGTTTGCGAAATGGGTGATATGTAGTTAGAAGGAGTTTCAAGGCTAAAGATTTTAGGTACCTAGATCAGAGACCTTTTTTAAAAACCAAAGAACCAGATTATCGATTGCTTTCATCACATTGAGACAGGTTTCTAAAGTTTTTAGCCCAATAAAATAACAATATGCTTAGACTAGGATCGTTCGGTGATGAAGTTAAACAACTTCAAGAAAATTTAAATAAATTAGGCTGTAATTTAAAGCTTGATGGTGTGTTTGGTTTTAATACTTTGCACGAAGTACAAAAATTTCAGCTTAAAAACAATCTTGTTGTTGATGGCGTTGTGGGCCCAAAAACACTTAGCAAAATAGAAGCATTATTAAAGCCATCAAGTGAAGTTGTACGCGAAACTGTTGCAGGTATTGATGTTTATCATGGTGATCTTGTTAACTCTTGGGATGACGTAAAAAAAGCAGGAATCAAGTTTGTTTTTATAAAAGCTACTGAAGGCGTAAAGTACAAAGACCCCATGTTTCAATCACGTTGGAGTATCCTAAAAAATCTTGGGTTTATTCGTGGCGCGTATCATTTCTTTAGACCAAATAAAAACCCCATCGTTCAAGCTCAGCTTTTTGTAGATACAGTCGGAGCGCTTGATGAAATGGATTTGCCTTTAGTCTTGGATTGGGAAGTTAACGACGACACATCATTTAAAAGCGATAAAGAAGCCGCAATGCGCTTTTTATTTAAAGTTGAAGAACTAACCAATAAACGGCCAATAATTTACACCTCACCCTCGTTTGCTAGTGAGCTTTATTTAGAGATCGACTTCTTTCGATATTCGCTTTGGATTGCGCATTATAGAGCCAAAAAACCTCGAATTCCTCAACCATGGACAAACTGGACGTTCTGGCAAACAGCCGAGGATGCTTCTGTAATGGGCGTGAGCGGAGACTGTGACTTTAATTTATTCAATGGGTCACTTGATGACCTAAATAAATTTATTAAAGATTCAAATATCTAGCTAAATAGTTCACAATATTTGTAGGCGGGAGACTCCTTCCTCAAGGGTCCTATTGTTTTTTTCTTAATAAACGCCATCTCCCGCCGTCTTTTATTTTAACGCATTCCTAGCTGGTTTCTTAACGTATTATTAATATTTAAAATATATACTTGATATATACTATATATATGAGGTATAAAAAATGAAAACAGAAAAAAAAGAAACCATAAACATAGTAACAGAGTTGGCCGAAGTAATAGAGCAACGTAAACTTTTAGAAAAAAAAGAAGCTGCTCTAAAAGACCAAGTTAAAGCTGTAAATCCCAAAGACGGCTTTATACAAGCAGGTAACGTGTTAGTTGTGTTCAACAATAAAAAACGCACGACACTTGACCGTAAAGCTCTTGAGCAAAAACTTGGTTCTGAAATTGAAAAGTTTGAAATCGTAACAGAATACGTTCAAATCGACGTAAAAAAAGTGGCTTAATTATGAAAAATAAAATTAAAAATAAACCAAAATACGTCATTTATTTTGTTAACAGTAAAAATGAAGAACAAGTAATAGGTGTTGCTAATTTAGAATCGTACAATAAATTCTTGTTTTATTTATTTTCAGACAAAAAAATTAAAATCGTACAAGGGTTTGAATATAATCAAGCTAAAGGTTTAAAGCTGACAGATAATTTACAAATTACACTTCTTGGGCCAGTAAAACCAAAAGCACGTAAAAAGGTTAAATCATGAAAAATAAAAGGAAAAAAAGAGAAACAAAAATTATTATCAAATTATCTAAAAAACAATTTTTAAATCTTGTAGAAGGCATGTGGGAATTTTCTATAGTTCAAAATACTTATGGTAAAAAATTAAACAAAGAATATAGAAATCTTTCGTCTTTTTTATGGAAAGAATACAATAAATTAGAAAGAAAAAATGAAATATGAAAAAGTTTATAGTTAGTTTACCAGAACCGCTTGTTAAACAATTAGATAAGCTTGCTAAAAAAGATAACAGATCACGCAACAACTTAATTATGCTGATTTTAATTAAGTATCTAAACAATCCGAAAGTTGAATAATTCGAACAATGGTTCGCTCAGGACCATCGGTATAAAGTTTAATGCCTGTTACATCTACAACAGCCGAGTCGTCAGCCCAGATTGCACCGTTACAGCTATCCAAAACTTGCTTAATTAAATTATCCACATCGCCTTTACCGCCATAAACAAGTTCTTTTTTCTTATCTGCTTTAGGACGTGCAAAGTAAAATGCACATTGTACTTTAATAGGCTTTGTAAACATTAAGCCATCAGCCGCTTTACGTGCCGCTGTTGCTACAAAACGCTGATAAGATACTTGCTTAGCCGTATTATAATGTCGTCCACCACGAGCCACACGCGTGCGTTGATGAGGCATAGGATGTGCTTCAATCGTAAAAAGTAATTCATTTCTCATGCAATTTTATAATTAAAACCTTATTGGTTTGATCGAAATAGCAGTCATGAGTTTGACTACAAAGTTGTTTAATCACTTGCTTTAGATTGGCATAGTTTTCTGCTTTTGTGGTCAGCATACCCACTCTTTGAATATCCCACTCATTTTTTGGAATAGTGCGTTTACGATTGCTTAAAGTCATCACACAATACGCACTTCCATCGCTCATATTGGTGCACCATTCTTGATCGGTGATAACAACGTGCTGACAGCTACTTAGTCCAATTAAGGAGATCGTCCATAGCCTTCTTAAGAGCTGCTTCGGATTGTTTAATTTTATCATCATTGTTTTCTCCTACAGCCGCTTTGTAATCATTTAAGTTCTTATTGTACTCGTTGAGCTGCTTTTGCACGTCCGCAGAAATAACTGTGAATGTGACAATCTTTTGCAGATAATTAAATATAGGATTAGCAACGGCAAAGATTAAACGGTCAAAGATTTGACTAAGAACGGGAAAATTTAAAAAAGGAAATTCAATCTTAGTAGCTTTTAATAATGCATTAACAGCAAAATCAAAAACAACCTTGTTTAATTCTGAATGAGTTGGATCAGGTTTAAAACTATTCAATTTCTTTTTTAGTTATAATTCGCAGTACAACGTTAATAGCTGCCCAACCAATTCCAAGCTCAGAGAAGTTAACTTTTAAAAAATCAGCAACTTTTTCATTATATGCACCCACTACAACAATAATGACACCCATGAGTTGAAGAAGAATTGTTTTAGACAAGTACCAAGGTTTAGCGTTTTCCATAAATGATATTTTAAAACAGAATTTGTCTTTTTGCGTAATGTTGAGCAAAAAATAAAATAAAGTATTACTTTTGCATCATTTTATGTATTATTTCATGAGAAATGAAGAAAATTATCGCAAAAATCAAAAGAAATTACGCATTATTGCGTGCTTTCTTCCCCACAAAACTTCCCCAAGGAATGAGCGAGTTTAACGACTTCGCTGCATCCATCATCGATTTATACAATTTCCCAAAAGACAACGACGGGTTTATCAACATGATTGCGACCATGATTCAGCATTTTGATCGCGACGTGTGCTCAGTGCCCAAATACAAGTTTGCTCGACTCATGCGTAAAGCTGTCAGCAATGAAGTAGCTTTTTACGTGATTCAAGATTTAAAATTAAAAAAGAAAAAAGAAGATGAAGCAAAAGAAGAAGCAGCCAAATTACAAGACTCAGGAGTTTCTTGAGTTAAAAAAAGAATGGTATGCGCATCTTAAAAATCTGGGCTTTGAGGATATTGAGGAAGACTATAAAGATTCCTCTAAGACATGCCTCAAGCGGTGGGACAGCTTCTACTTCACCGCAAAGTCACACGGCTCGCATACGATTGATCTATTCCAGAGCAAAAGAGATTATTACTATTACGCTTATCAATTTTTAAACGAGGCAGAATTTGAAACAGAAACACAAAAGAAAATCTGGGAGCTTCATGCACAAGCCATCTCCATTCGTGACATTTCAAAGTACATGCTTGAAAACTTCACCCTCAAAATCAGCCGAGACAGAGTGTGGAAAATACTTAAACCCCTTCAAGAAGGCCTCAAGAATTTTGTAAAAGCCCGAAAGAGCATCATGAGCAAAGAAGACATATTACTTTTAAGAGGCCCGAAAGAAGAAGATGAGGCATTTGTATTTGCAACTTGGTTGCAACAAATAGCCTCAAACACTCGTTGGCGTAATGGCATAGATAAAGCTCAGTTCTTTAAATACCGAGAAATCATTGCGGCTATTTTAAGAAAACCCACCATTACTGTAACAGTTTGCTGCTTAAAAGATGACCCTGACATCATTGTTGGTTACTCAGTATATGAGAAGCTTCCAACAGATACAATTTTGCATTTTGTATACGTTAGAAGCGATTGGCAGCGACAGGGGATTGCGCGTGACATTTGCCCTAAACACATTACAGTCATCACGCATTTAACAAAGATAGGAGAGCGGATTTGGTCTAAGATGGTTCCAAAACCAAGACTTATATCAATCCCACTCGTTTATGAGATCATGGAAACAACACCTCAGTATTCCGAAGTCCGAACAAAAGAAAGTGAGAATAAACATGGAACAATACAAACTACCTGAAAACATCACCCTAGCTGAGCTTGAGCAAGAGCACAGTAACACTGCATTTATGGTTGGAGTGAAAAACTACCAAATCAAATGCCTACAAGATGAGCTGACAGTGCTTTACGGCAAAATGCTTATCTTGAACGAAAAAGGTGCTGAGCTTCAAAAAGACAAAGCAGCTGAAGTTAAATCAGAAGCTCGCCCAGTAGAGGGTGAAGTCGTTGTCTAAAGCAGTCACGGCAGCTAAGAAAGAAATTACGGTTCGTCGCATGTGGGTCAACGGTGTCGCCATCAGTTGGCCTTCAGGCGGGATCGGGGGCGCCCTTCACTTAGACGAAAAGTCTCATCCAGGGATCAAGATGAAGTTAAATAGTCTAGAAGGGTGGCTCCTTATTGAACGTAACGGGAAGAAAGCTGCCACAAATGGCCCTGTTATGGTTGAGTTAGAAGAAGATGAAGTTTAACTTGATTTAATCATGACGCACATCAACGAAAAGTAGGTTAAAATAAAATTATGGCATGGCCTAAAGGAAAGCCAAGACCTGAAGGTTCTGGCAGAAAAAAAGGCACTCTTAATCGACAAACAGTTGTTTTAGAGGAAATTTGCGAAAAGCATAAAATTAATCCTTTTGAAGCAATGATTAAGCTTGCACTGACTACGGATAAAGATGAATTGCGTTTCAATGCTTTAAAAGAGCTTTGCCAATATCTTTATCCAAAACGTAAAGCTGTGGAAATTTCTAATAATGACGATAAAGGTTTTAAAATTATTTTAGAAGATTACATTGTTAAAAAAGATGCATGATTGATGTCAGAATATCGCTTCAACCGAAACAAAAGGAATTCTTGCACGCTGTTGAAAAGACGCCTGTGGTGTTTTTCGGTGGTGCACGCGGTGGTGGCAAAAGCGCAGGTCTTCGTCGCATTATGCTGTTACGCAGGCTTGTATACGCTGGCAGCAATGGTGCTATTTTTCGCAGAACTTATCCAGAGCTTGAAGGCAATCATATTAGGCCTTTGTTTCAGGAGTATCCGTTTCTGCGCGAGTTTTATAACGAATCAAAAAAGCTAATTACTTTACCTAACGGTTCCACACTCCAGTTTTGTCATTGCAATAACGAAGCTGACATCTCACTTTATCAAGGTCGTGAGTTTCATGATCTAGCTATCGATGAGGCAGGTCAGTGGCCAGAGACTATGTTTCGCACACTACTTGGCTCCAATCGTTCATCTAAACAAGGTATTAAGCCCAGAGCTATTCTAACTGGTAACCCAGGAGGTGTGGGTCACGCTTGGCTTAAAAGAATCTTTGTTGAGCGTAAATTTAAAGAAGAAGAACGCCCAGAGGACTACAAATTCATTCAGGCATTCGTTCAAGATAACGCTGCTCTTTTAGAAAATGACCCTGACTACGTTCACAGACTTAAAACAGAACCTAATGAGGCTTTAAGACGCGCATTCTTGTACGGCGATTGGGATATATTTGCAGGTCAGTTCTTTACTGAAATCAATCGAAGCGTGCATTTAATAAAGCCATTTAATATTCCTCATCATTGGACTCGCTTTGGAGCATACGACTTTGGTTATAATCACCCCGCAGCTTTTGGATGGTTCGCTGTCGATGAAGACGGCAACGTTTATATGTATCGAGAGCTTATAAAGCCTCAGCTTCGTGTAGATCAATTTTGCAAGATACTTAAAAGCTATCCTGATACTGAGAACCTTTATCCGATTGTGGCTGGTCATGATTGTTGGGCGAAAAAGGGAGTGCTCAATGAATCCACGCCGCCTACAATTGCAGAAGAGTTTGCAAAGCATCTTATACATTTAAAACGTGCGAACATTGATCGAATACAAGGTGCTGCTCAAGTTCGCTCGTACTTAGCATGGCAAAACAAATCCAATGGCATTAATAAACCAAGATTTTATATCTTTAATACGTGTCCGATCACGTTTGATTGCTTAACCAGAATGCAACATGACCCCAATAGAGTTGAAGACGTGCTTAAAGTAGACGCTAAAGAAGGCGATGTTTACTCAGGTGACGACCCGTTCGATATGATCAGGTACGCGCTAATGACTAGACCACCAATTACAGAAGCTCCGATGATTAAACACGCTTGGGGATCACGTGAATGGGCTGAGCAAGAGGTTGCAAGCATGGAACAAGCGGCTATTGAGCATTTTGAGAATCTAGAAGAACAAGGTGGGATGATCTGACACCTGTACATTAGTAGATGTCATTTTCAACGAATAGACCACTTGGAGTTCCGTCTGGCGGCTTAACTGGACAGGCAATTGTAAAACTTTCAAATAATGATTTTGATATAGCTTGGGGAAGTGGATCAGGCGGTGGCGGTGGTGGAGCTGTTTCATCTGTCTTTGGTCGAACTGGAGACATTCACGCTCAAACTGGGGATTACACATCCGATCAAGTCACAGAACTTGTTGGAGCAACAAATCTTTATTTCACTAATGCTCGTGCACAAGCTGCGTTCTCATTTACAGCTCCTATAAGCTATTCAGCGGGCACTTATTCAATCAGTTTAGCTAACACGTCAACAAGTGGTTACTTATCATCCACAGACTGGAATACGTTCAATAACAAAGGCAGTGGAACTGTCACAAGTGTGGCGTTAACTGTTCCTTCTTGGTTAACAGTGAGTGGTGCAGTTACAACTACTGGAACTCTTGCGATTACTGCAACGAGTGGACAAACAGCGAATTATGTCATGGCAACACCTGATTCAGCAACGGGTGCTATGTCGCTTCGAGCATTGGTTTCAAACGACATTCCAAATTTAGATGCTTCTAAAATCACAAGTGGGTTTCTTTCACCCGCTCAAGGTGGGTGTGGTGTTCCGTTCTACGGAGACGGATCAGATGGCAATGTTACGATAAGTGGTTCCGTGGTGCTTTCTAGAGATATGTACTACAATAATCTCACTATTTCTGGATCTGGGAATGTAATACAAACGCTAATTTTTCGCATTTTTGTTGCAGGCACTTTAGATATGACTGGAGCAATTGCTAATGCAATCTCTAAAAATGGTACCGCCGGTAGTGGTGGAAATACTTCAGGCGCAACAGGTGGAGGTGCTGGCGCCGCTTCTGGACTTATTACAGCAACGTCACCAAATGCAGGTACAACAGCTACAACTGGAACGGGCACTGCGCCTGCGGCCATTGCAACGGTTGCCACAGCCATGGGCGGTGTTGCAGGAACAGCGGGAGCAGGGGGCGCTTTAGGCGCTGTGGGTGTTGCAGGACAAACCGCAACGACAGGATCGTTTAATCGTGTTGCGTATGTTGAAGTAAATTTACTTCGAGGTGCTGCACAATTAGCAGGCGGGTTTGGCGGTACAGGCGGAAGCTCTGGAAACGGAAATGGAACGTCAACAGGCGGCGGCGGCGGTGGTGGTGCGCAAGCTGGCGGTATTATGTCAATTTATTGCAACATTTTTAAACGCGATAATACAACGGCAGCAAATGCTATTTTCACGGATGGTAAAGCTGGGGGCAACGGAGGTAATGCATCAGGCGGCGGCGGTGGCGGCGGTGGAGGCGGTGGAGGTGGCGGTTGTATTTATTTTGTTTACAACTCTCTTCAAGGCTCAACTGGCACAAATATATTCCGCGCATCGGGCGGCACAGGTGGAAACGGCGGTACAGGCACGGCTGGCTATTATGGAGGAACGGGAGGTCAGGGCGGCAATGGCGGCAGAATTATTCTTATCAACGCCTCAACTGGAGTTGTAACAGAAACCGACGGCACTGGAACTTCAGCAAGCACCCCAACTGCACCAACTGGAACAGCGGGAACTTCTGGCACTGCGGGCGTTACAACACAAGCTTCTTTATAAGGAAAAAAATAGATGAGTTATTCAACCAATAAAGCTCAAGGTATTATTAAAGGCGGCTTGGCTGGCCAAGTTCTCGTAAAAGCTTCTAATGATAATTACGACGTTCAATGGGTAACAGGCGGCGGCGGCGGCGGTGGAGGCGGTAGTGTTTTTTCTGTCTTTGGTAGAATCAATGCCGTTGTTGCAACACTTGGCGATTATACATCCGCTCAAATCACAGAAGGCTCAACAAATTTATATTTCACAAATGCTCGTGCTCAAGCAGCTCTTAGTGTCTCTTCTCCGCTTGCATATTCAAGTGGAAATATAACAATTCCAAAAGCCACAACGTCAGTCAGTGGTTATTTGTCCGCAACTGATTGGACAACATTTAACTCTAAAGGAAGTGGAACAGTTACAAATATCGCAATGACAGTCCCATCGTTCTTGGCTGTCACTGGAACACCCATCACAACTGGAGCAGGAACTTTCGCAATTACTTCAGCTAGTGGCTTAACTGCTAACCAAATTCTTGCCACACCTGATTCAACAACAGGTGTTGTGTCAGTTAGATCATTAGTTGCTAACGACATACCAAATATCAGTGCTGCAAAAATTACAACAGGTGTTTTGTCTCCTGCGCTTGGAGGTTGTCCTCTTGGGTTTTTTGGAGACGGAAGTGACGGGGCACTAAATATCAGCTCTGGTACAACCACGCTTTCACGCGATCAATTTTATAGCTCAGTTACTATAAGTGGCACTGCACGACTTGATCCCAACGGATTTAAAATTTTTGTATCAGGCACTTTGGATTTAACAAACGCACCTGCGAACGCAATTTCATTAACTATAAATAATGGCGGGGACGCAAGTGGCGCGACAGGCGGTAGTGCTGGAACTGTTTTAGCTGCGGGAAGCGTAGGAGGCACGTTAGGAACTGCAACCGCTGGAGCAAATGGAACAACGGGAACAGGTACTGCAGCTTCAACTTCTACAACAAACACAGCGTGTTTGGGTGGCAGTAGCGCATCCACTGGTTCAGGTGGAGCAAACGCTTCGCAAATTTCCGGTAGAGCAGGAGTTACAAGATCACAAAACTCATTTTATCGTGTAGATCATCAAATTTTAAAAGGCGCTACGCTTTTTTCAGGAGGTTTATGTGGTTTTGGAGGTTCGTCGGGTACGGGCACAACTGGAAATACTTCTGGCGCTGGCGGCGGTGGTGGAGCGGGCTCAGGAATAATTTGCATATTTGCCAACACAATAACTCGCGGCTCATCAACCGCTGTGGGTGCTATTGCTGCCATAGGAGGCAATGGTGGAAACGGTTCTAGTTCTACGGCTGCTACAAACGCAGGTGGAGGAGGAGGTGGAGCAGGTGCGGGTGGTGGATGCGTTATTATTTATTATGCAAGCTTATCTGGATCAACTGCAACAAATTGCATTGACGTGTCAGGTGGGGCTGGGGGTAATGGCGGTAATGGAGTTGTTTATCGAGGTGGAGGTGGAGGCCAAGGCGCTTCAGCGGGCAGAGTTTTGTTATTTAACGTCTCATCGGGCACAATTTCTGAAACCGATGCTACAAATACTTTAGGCGCAACTCCTACAGTTCCAAGTTCAACAGCTGGAACAAATGGCACCGCAGGCGCTATTTCACGAGTAAACTTATAAGGAATTATTAAATGAGTATTTCAACAAATAAACCTCTTGGAATTCCCGCAGGCGGCACTACTGGACAAATCCTTGGAAAAGCTAGTGATAACAATTATGATTTTACTTGGGTTGCAGGTGGCGGCGGCGGTGCTGTTTCTTCTGTTTTTGGAAGAATTGGCGCAGTCGTTGCCGTTAGTGGCGATTACAATACTGATCTGATTACTGAATCAGGTAATTTATTTTTTACCAATGCTCGCGCTCAAGCAGCCGTTACAGCATCAAGCCCATTAGTTTTTACCTCTGGTAACTTAAGTATCAACCAAGCATCAAGCTCCATGGATGGATATATTTCATCCACTGATTGGAATACGTTCAACAATAAGGGTGCAGGTAACATTACTAGCGTTGATGTGTCAGTCCCATCATTTTTATCTGTTTCAAATAACCCCGTAACAACAGCAGGAACAATTGCGATTGCTGCTAACGGTGGACAAACCGCTAACCAAGTTCTTGCCACACCCGATGGAGTAACAGGAACTTTATCACTTCGCTCACTTGTAGCTGCGGATATTCCAAGCTTAAGTGCTGCTAAATTAACAAGTGGTAATTTAAACATTGCTCAAGGTGGAAACACGTTGCCGCCTTTTTATGGCCTTGGTCAGTTAGGAGATGTCACAATTAGTTCAGGAACTACAACGTTAGCCGATGATTATTACGTTAATAATTTAACTATTTCGGGCACTGGTTCATTAAACAACGGTGGTTATCGCATATTTGTTGCAGGCACTTTAGATTTAAGTAATGCACCTGCCGCAGCTATTGCAAGAAACGGAACGGCTGGAAACGCAGGAACAGGCGCATCAGGCGGTGCTCTTGTTTCGGTTGCCACTGCAAATACTGTTGGTGCTAATGCTTCTTCTGTTATTGGTGGAAATTCAGGAACAGGTGCAGGTACAGCGGGCGGTAACTCAAGTTTTGGACAACAAAGTTTAGGAGGCCAAGGCGGAGCCGGAGGTAGTGGTGGCGCTCCAGCATTAGCCGCAGGTGCAGCGGGTGGCGCTACAGCTACAAATGCTAATATAATTCCATTACATCGTTTTGATTTTAATTTGCTCCGTCAAACCACTTTATATAGCGGAGGAGGGTCAGGCGCTGCAGGAGGTGGGGCAAACGGAGATGGAACAAATAACGGTGGTGCAGGCGGATCAGGAGCCACAGGTGGTAACGTCATCGCAATTTATTGCAACATTTTAAAACGAGACACGACTACTGCTACAGGTGCAATACAATCCAAAGGAAATACAGGCGGTGCTGGAGCAAACTCGGCAGGTGGAAATTCAGGTGGAGGCGGTGGTGCTGGTGGTGCAGGAGGCGGCTGGGTAATTATATTTTACAATTCACTTCAAGGTAACGCTGCTACTAATATGATAGATGCCTCAGGCGGGACAGGAGGTACAGGTGGAAACGGGACTGGTACAGGACGGGGAGGTCAGGGAGGCCAAGGTGGAGCCGGAGGACGCGTGACTTTAATAAATATGTCCACGGGCGTAATTACAGAAAGTTCTGCAACAACCACATTACCATCGGCTGCTACAACTCCAACAACTTCAACAGGTACAGCGGGCACGGCTGGTACAACTTTACAAGTTACATTATAAGCTCAGACAAGAAGACATAAGTATATGCTTCCTTTCATTGATCAAAAGAAAATTGGTTCAGCAATGATTAATTTACGCAAAGCTGATGGAACTCAACGCTATGATGATGGCGGACAAGTTGAGGAAGAAAAAGCAGAAGACTACGGTCTTGAAGACGTTGCTCAAGAATTAATTGACGCCGTTCATAGCAAGGATGCAAAAGCAGTCGCAATGGCTCTACAAGCTGCTATGGGCGAGTTTATGCAAAAAGAAATGGAAGAATACTCATCAGGTGAGGAAGAAATCTAATGCCACTAATTCAAGGTAAATCAGAAAAATCATTTTCAAAGAATGTGAGTACAGAAATGGAATCAGGAAAACCTCAAAAACAAGCTCTTGCTATTGCTTATTCAGTAAAACGTAAAGCTCAGAAAAAAGCTAAAGGTGGCATGATTAAAGACGCCGTTGAGCCTGCGGGCATTGAGCATCATGGTGCTCCTACCTACGTTCAAGAAATGGCAGAAGGTGGACAGTACAATCCTAAACTAATGGCCTCACACATGGGAGTTCCCAGTTCCGTTCGTTCTATTGCTGATGCGATTGTGGCGCATATTTCAAAGAAAAAGGGATATGCCGAAGGTGGTGAAGTACTGGAGGGAAGTGCTGAGCACGAAGAAATGGAATCGCCTGAAATGGAATATGCCGAGCACGATCATGTGGGTGGCGCTGAAATAGGCAATCCAATTAAATACGGACAAGGATATGATCCAATCGGTATGCAAGATTGCCATGAATCTTATTTGTCTGATGAATTAGATGGCGAGTTTGAAGGTGTTCAACCTAAAAAGAAATACGCTCAAGGCGGGATGATTGATGGAATTATGAAGAAAATTCGCAAAAAACATCTCGGAATGGAATAATTCAGACACTTATACATCCTTATGGATGTTAAAAATGCGCGAGATTTGGCAAAAATCATCGCTTTATGTAAGAAAAACAACGTAAAAAGCTGCAAAATCACTTCAGAATCAATCGAATTCACACTTTCTGAAGTATTGCCTATCAAAGGTAAAAAGACTCAAAAGCTTTTAGATGAAGCGGTGGATGAAAAGCCACTTCCAACTTATAGCCCCGAAGACATTTTATTTTGGTCAGCATCAATGAATAACGCCGTTGGGGGGAACTAATGCCTAAAATCACACGCAAAGACAGTGAAGACGTAATTTACGCAAAGACAAAACAAAGCAAAAAAGATGATCCTCGTGCTTGGAAATGGTGGTTAGCTCGTACAAATGACGACCTTCGTAACCAAGTTCTTGAGAGCGCAACTTTTTTAAAGACTCAACAACAATATCGATTCACACAAGCTGGTATCTTTGCAAAGCTTTATGGCAATCAACCGCTTTATAACTTCGCAGGGTCTAACCTTGGACGTATCGCAAGCGGCAATCAAAACTTGCCAGTTGATCGCCCAACAATGAACGTTGTTCAAAGCTGTATTGATACTTTGGTATCTCGTATTGCGCAGGCAAAACCAAAGCCTTTATTTTTAACTGATAATGGTGATTATAAACAAAGACGTTTAGCTAAACAGATGAATAACTTTATTCATGGCGAGCTTTATCAAACAAAAGCTTATGATTTAGGTGAGCTTATGCTTCGAGACGGAGCTGTATTTGGTACAGGCTGTTTAAAGATTTATGAAACAGACGATCACAAACTGGCACTTGAGAGAAAGCTATTAACTGAAATTTTTGTTGATCCAAACGATGCTTATTACGGCAAGCCAACTCAAATGTTTGAACTTAAGCTTGTTGATAGATCGGTTCTTCAAGAGCTTTTCCCTAAATACAGAAGCGACATCGCATTGGCTGAGCAAGCTATTCCAGAGCAAAACATTGACGGTGCTCGCACGATTAGTGACCAAATTATTATCGTTGAGGCTTGGCATTTACCTAGCTCAAAGAACGCAGATGATGGTCGTCACGTTATTGTTTGTTCTGCGGGTAAAATCTTAGATGAACCTTATACAAAAGACTACTTTCCTTTTGCCTTCTTTCATTATTCACCACGACCATTAGGATTTTGGGGACAAGGGCTTGCCGAACAGCTCATGGGAACCCAATCTCAGATCAATGAAATGCTTATCACTATTAGCCGATCCATTAATCTTGTTGGCGTGCCTCGTGTGTTTGTTGAAGCTGGATCAAAAGTTGGTAAAGCGACATTGAACAATAACATTGGAGCTATTGTCCCATATTCAGGAACTAAGCCTATTTACGAAGTCGCCCCATGTATTCCACAAGAAATGTATGCGCAATTAGAGCGCTTGATTCAGTTTGCTTATCAACAATCAGGCATAAGTGCTCTTGCGGCTACTGCTCAAAAGCCTGCGGGTCTAAATTCAGGTGAAGCAATAAGAAGCTACGATGATTTACAGTCAGATCGTTTCGCTACACTTCAAAAGCGCTACACAAATGTTTACGAAGACCTTGCTTTAAAGTTTTGTGATATGGCTAAAGATATTGCTGAGCGAGAAGGTAGCTATCAAACAATCTATCCAAACAAAGATGGTACTAAAGAGATTGATTTACCTAACGTTAAACAACTTAACGATCCTTTTGTAATTCAATGCTACGACACATCTAGCTTGCCTAAAGAGCCAGCGGGACGATTACAAAAAGTTACCGAGATGATGCAATCAGGCCTTGTATCACCTGAGGAAGGTCGCCGTCTTTTAGACTTCCCTGACATCGAGCAAGTCGATAAGCTTGCCAATGCAAGTGAAGAAAGAATTCTAAAAATCTTAGATGAAATTGTAGAAGACGGTAAATACACTCCGCCTGATCCATTTATGGATTTGTTGCTCGCTGAAAAGCTAGTAACTCAGTATTATAATTTATACATTGCTGCTAATTTGGAAGAATCTAAAGCTCAAAAGCTAAGAGATTTTTTCACACAAATTCAAACACTAAAGCAAGCAGCTATGCCGCCGCCACCTCTTATGATGCCAGATCAAACAGGAGCAGCGCCCGTTCAAGGTGTTCCATTAGCACGTCCGACAAGTGACCTGCTTTCAAACGTGCCAGTTGGATAAAAAAAGGAGAAATTATTGAATGCCAACCGTTAGTTCTTTTGATGTAAATGCCCCAAGGTCGATTGGAACCTCAGATGCCACAACAGGCACTTTTGTTCCAGCAAGCACTCCACCTGTTGCAGAAACGCCACAAGTAGAAGCCGCTGCACCTGAAGTTGAGAAAAAAGATGCCATGAGCCCGAAGCTTGTAGAGCTTGCTCGTCGCCAGAAAATGCAAAGAGCTGCTCAGCTTAAACTTCAACAAGAGCAAAGAGCTATTGAATCTGCTCGTGCTGAGCTCGAAAGAAAGCAAAGGGAATATGAAACCAATTATATCCCTAAGGATCGTTTGCAAAATGATTTTCTTGGAGTTCTTGCTGATGCAGGAATCACCACTGAGCATTTGCAGAATTTCTTTCAACAACAACCCACTGCGACTGTGGAGCTTAAACTTCAACAAGCTTTAAAAAGAATCGAGGAGCTTGAGCAAGGAACAAAAACATTTGCCAAGAACCAAGAGGAACAAGCACAAAAGAATTACGAAGCAGCTATTAATCAAATTAGAAATGATGCTAAAGTTTTAGTAAACAGCGATCCTAATTTGGAATTAGTAAAAGAAATGCGAGCAGAAGAAGAAGTCGTGAATCTTATACAAAGAGTATTTGATGAAGGGATTTCTGACGGACGCGGAGGATATATTTATACTCCTGGCACTGTATTATCCGTTGATGAAGCTGCAACTCAAGTAGAGGAATATCTTTTCGAGGAAGCTACACGTGTGGCTAACCTTGCAAAAGTTAAAAACAAATTAGTTGGTGAGACACCAGTCCCAGCAACGACGAAGCAAACACAACAACCACTAAATAAGAATCAACCCATCAAAACTATAACGAACTCAATGGTCGCTAGTCCAACAAAACCATTAACGGCATCCGAAAGGCGTGCTCGTGCGATAGCGATTGCTGAAGGTCGTTTACAAAATTAATTCATACGAAAAGAGGCTATTAAAATGGCTGTTTATGCAAACGTATCGAACCAGGTCGCAGCTCTCAAAGAGTTGTACACCGGTAAATCATTGCCGCTTAATGGGGTAACTCATTAATGAATAATCGGGCAAAATCGGTGAAGGCTGAGATCGCTAATACCGAGGTAAACTATAAGTGTAAAAACTTTAGTCACCGTAACGCGTACTTATTGAAACTTAATAATCTAAACAATTATTTAGAATATAATATAAGCATGAGTGCCCGACATCTTAACGAGATGAAAATGTACGCTGAACTTAAACAAAAAAAATGTAAATTTTGTAATTTAGAAAAAAGCATTAAAGAGTTTCCAACTTTTAACAAAAAGGACAAGGTTTATACTCGACCTTTTTGTTTTGATTGTAAGTCTAAAGCAAACTTTGAATATGACTTATGGAAAAATTACAGAATTAGATTGTCTGATTATGAAAGACTTTATGAAGCACAAAATGGAAATTGTGCTTGTTGTGGTCAACACGAAGAAAAATTTAAAAGAAAACTTCATGTAGATCATGAACATGAAACTGGAAAAATTCGAGGGTTGTTATGTACACAATGCAATCCTGGAATTGGATACTTCCAAGATTCAATAAAGCGCTTACAAATGGCAATTGATTACTTAAAGAAGTTTAAGAACTAAGGGATAAAAAGCCTTTGGGATAACAAATTGGACGATTACCTAAAAGACCTAGTTTATAAAAAGAACCCTTTCTTGGCGTTAGTGCCAAAAGATGAGAGCCCATCAGGCTTTGCTGGTTAACTGAAATATATACCGGTAGATGGATGCCGGACTCGTAAGTAATTACGATGTATTTGCCAGCGTTAAATCGATCAATATCGGTGAACCCTGAAATGGGAATACCGAGATAACCTAAAACTTTAAAAGGTTTTAGACATCGTAGAGCGTAGGACTTGAAACTGTTTAACAGACTAAAAAAGTCCCAAGAGTGATCGACTCCTATGAAAGTAGGATGAAAATGTACGCCGAACTTAGACGAATAAAAGTCTAAGAACTAAGGGATAAAAAGCCTTTAGGATAACATGATTGACCCATCATCTATGGCACAGGCCAAGGACGATCACACACTTTTGCAAATGCGCAAAACCAACAAACTGCACCCGCAGACGTTGCGTTTTTCGTATACCGCATCAGTGACTATCAACTCGTAACAATAACGAATGAATTGCTCGAGGCAACAAAAGATAACGCTGGAGCCTTCATCGACCAGGCTAAGTTAAACTTGGACACAGGTTTTAGAAACATTTCTAACAACTTGGCTCAAAACTTGTTTGCTTCTGGAACTGGCTCACGCGGTCAAATCGGAAGTATCACTAAGTCTGGAAGTTCAACAGCTACTACCATCACTTTGATTAACTCTGCGCAAGTAGTGCAATTCGAAGTTGGAATGTTGCTCGTTGTTTCTGCGACTGACGGAAGCTCACCTTCTAGCGACACTGTTCAATTGACTGCGGTTAACCGCTCAACTGGCGTGCTCACTGGCGTATCTTCTACAACTCTTGCAAGTTCACTCTCTGCTAACTGGGCAGCAAACAGTTACCTCTATGTTAACGGAGATATTGGAGCTTCAGGAGCTTCTGGAACAGGCAGCTACTTGGCTGTATCTGGTCTCGCAGCTTGGCTTCCTTTAAGTGCTCCTTCATCTGGAGATTCTTTCTGGAACGTTGACCGTTCAGTAGATCCTACTCGTTTGGGTGGTGTTCGTTTTGACGGATCAAGCGAAACAATCGAAGAAGCCCTCATCGACGCTGCTGCTCTTGTAGCTCGCGAAGGCGGCCAACCCGATATGTGCTTTACTAACTTTGCATCATACGCTGCACTCGTAAAAGCCTTGGGATCCAAGGTACAATACGTACAAGTGAAGCACGATGAATGTGAAATTGGCTGGGCTGGTATTACCATCCACGCTGCATACGGACCTATTACCGTTATCCCTGATAGAAACTGTCCTGCTCAAGTAGCGTACTTGCTTTCTATGGATACATGGAAATTCCGTTCACTTGGAAAAGCTCCTCACATCTTGACCTACGGTCTTGAAGGTTTGGAAGGTATCCGTGTTGGAAACGCAGACGCATTGGAAGTTCGTATCGGCTATTACGGGAACTTAATCTGTTCCGCGCCAGGATGGAATTGTGTCGTAAGTTTATCACAATAATTTCAACTATTTACAAATAGCTGGATACTATAAAATGGGTTAGGCCTTTCGGGGCTTAACCCTTTTTTATTGGTTTTTTGTATAATGCTTGGGTATAATTAAAGCATGAACACAAAAACCTGTAATAAATGCAAAGAAAATAAAGCTACAATTTATTTTGAAAAAGATTCTCGTAATAAAGATGGATTGCAGGGAATTTGTTCAAATTGTCGAAAGATTAAAAAACAAAAAGACCGAGATGATCGTCGAGCAGGTTTGAATATAAAAAACATTCAAAATAAAACCTGTAATAGATGCAACGAAACAAAACCTGCAACTGAATTTTATAAAGATTCAGGTATTAGCGATGGTCGCGCTACAATTTGTAAAAATTGCAGAGATAAAACAACTTTAAAATATCGAAGAAGTAATAGTATTAAAGTAAAAAATAGAACAGATAAATACAACGCTAAGCATTACCATAAACTAAGGTTACAACGTTATAAAATTACTCCCGAAGAACATCAAAAAATGCTTATTGAGCAAAACAATTGCTGTAAAATTTGTGGTGAAAAACCAAAAGGTAAAAGACCGTTAGCAATAGATCATTGTCACAAAACGGGTAAAGTTAGAGGTTTGTTGTGTTATCGGTGCAATACATCAATAGCTATTTTAGATAATCCCAATTTACTTGCTAAAGCCGAAAGTTACTTGTTAGAAATCAAATAGCACATCACATGCATGCGTCACTTGAGTCCTAGTTCCCAAGTGGCCCTATAAAGTTCACACCGACTTTGTAGAATCATAACCGTGGCTCGAAGGACAAGAACTTCGAGTCACACTCCTTCCTAAGACATTTAGACATAAGTGAAAGTCACAAAGTGGCTCTCTAGTTGAACTATTAGTCCCGTCCGATATTTCAACGACAAATTATGGTGGCGGTGAACGAAAGGAACCTTAAACAATGGCAAATAAATTTTATTCAAACGTGGGCAAATTCTTTGTCCCTCACGTATACCCTGTGCTTTTAGATTGTAATTTTATAATCGATAGCACATCTGCAAACGGATACAGCTCGCTTGTGGGCCCAGGGATTGCATCTGTGCAATGCTACGGAACTGCGACTAACACACCTGATGCAGGTAACTTTAAAGTTGTACTTGGAGACCCATACTACAAGCTTTATGGTTTTAATGTTAGTTTAAACTCACCAAGCGCTGGCAGCACTGCAATTAACGCACTAACAGCTAACAAAACATACGTAATTGCAACTCTTGGAACTTCAACTACTGCTAATTGGGTAACTGCGGGACTTCCTGTAGGTGTAACTCCTGCCGTGGGTGTTGCTTTCCAAGCTAGTGGATCAACTGCATCTTTAGGAACTGGAACTTGCTCAGCTCCTACTGTTTCAACTGTTAGCGGCTGTGAGCTTGTTGGAAGTGGAAACTTGAGCTTGGCTCCTATTGGAGTTGGTGCTGCAAGTCCTTATTTGTATTTCAAATTTGTAGGAGCAACTTCTAGCTCTGTTACTACAATGATTGCAAAACAACCCGCTGATGGAACTAAAGTTTATATGCAACTTTACCTCAGCAACTCATCTGTTGTTGTTCAAGGCGAGTAATTTTTAAAACAATTTGGGGGGTGGTTTTTTCTTCATTTCCACCTCCCAATCTTTTAGGAGCAATGAATGGCAATACCTGCACAACCAACTAGCTTTTGGGTTCAGCAAGGAGACGGTAAAGTCTATTTGAGCTGGGATCTAACTACAGGAGCAACAAGTTACAGCGTTTATAGATCAACTGATGGGGTTACTTATGCAAGCGTTGGAACACCAACTTTAAATGAATACACCGATACGTCTGTAACAATTGATACTTTATATTATTACAAAGTCGCAGCCGTTAATGGTAGCGGAACAAGTGGTTACACAAGTCCGCAAAATATTATTCCAACTCTTAACGGAAAGCTTTCCCTTGGAGAACTTCGCTTAAGAGCACAACAAGCTGCCGACCTTGAAAATTCGTTATTTATCTCGAAGCCTGAATGGAATTTTTATATAAACCAATCAGCTAAAGAGTATTATGATTTACTTATCACTGCTTATGAAGACTATTTTATCGCGCCTGTATTACGATTTTCTACAGACGGGACTAATCAATTTTATGATCTCCCTAATGGACAAAATTATAGCGGTGCTAAGCCTTTTTACAAACTTTACGGCGTGGACTGTGGTTTAGATAATAGCAACAATGCTTGGGTAAGCCTGAAAAAGTTCGATTTCATACAACGCAATCGATACGTATTTCCGCAAATCAATTCTACATTTTTAGGTGTGTTTAACCTTCAGTATAGAATGTTGGGCAATCAAATTGAATTTATCCCTACACCAAGTGCTAATCAGTACATTGGTCTTTGGTATTTTCCACGTCTTTCAACAATGCTTGCCGATACTGACACATTAGATGGCTTTAGCGGATGGACTGAATACGTCATTGTTGATGCTGCAATTAAAGCAACTCGTAAACAAGAAGGTGACACGACTTTGTTGAATGCTCAAAAAATGATGCTTAAACAAAGAATCGAACAAACTGCGCAAAATCGCGATGCAGGTCAGCCTGATAACATTTCTGATACAAGAAGCTGGGGTAATCGTTACGGAACAGCTAACGGAGATGGCCCTTACGGTGGATATTAAATGAGTTTACCTATTTTTCAAGATGCAAATAGAAACTTCATGCTCATGCAAACGGGCTGGAGTTCTCAATTAAATCCTTGGTTAAACAATCCATTGAGCCAAGGTGTTTTATTGAAAGACGTTGCACTTGCAAATGGGACAACTCAAATCGATCACCGCTTAGATAGAATGATGCAAGGTTGGTTTATTACCGACATCAATGGCGCTGCAACTGTTTATAGAAGTCAGCCATTTAATAGTGACACTTTAACGCTCACAAGCAACGCCGCTGTGACTGTAAACTTATATGTATTTTGAGGAGAGATTAAATGCCTACAACAACAATTAGTCCAAATATGAATCTACCAGTACCAGTGGTAGGGGTTGATCCAGGGCCAGATTGGGCAACGCAAATTAATAACTGTATGGCTTTAATTGATTCGCATACTCACGCGACTGGTAGTGGTGTGCAAATTAATCCAAGCGGCATCGATATTAATGCCGATCTATCTTTTGCTGGAAATAATCTGACACTTGTTCGAAGTACACGTTTTCAAAATCAAACATCTACTTTGTCAGGTGTAGCGGATTTAAACTGTGCTTATTCCTCAGGAACAGGCGGCGATCTTTATTATAATGACGGTAGCGGAAATAAAATTCGTATAACTCAAAGCGGATCAATTGTCGGAACAACTGGCTCAATTGGTGGACTTGTTAGTCCTGCAAGTGCGACCTACGTTCCTGCAAATCAAACATTTGTTTGGCAATCGGCTGCAAATACTGCGGCTAACTTGGATTGCGGCTCTGTTATTTTAAGAAACATCACAGTTAGTTCTTATGGATTAACTTTAGCGCCACCTAGTTCACTTGCTTTAAATTACACAATTACACTTCCAACTATTCCTGCCGTATCAAACAACTTTTTGACAATGGATACGTCTGGAAACATCGCAAGCAACATCAAGCTTGATAACTCAACGCTTGTTAACAGCTCAAACACAATTGCTGTAGCGGCTTCTGCATTAGTTGATAACTCAACAACTGCGGCAAGTAGCAATCAAATTATCGTTAAATCAGGCGGTATTACATCCACACAATTAGCTGCTAACTCAGTAACAACCACAGCTATAACAGATGCGAACGTTACAACTGCAAAGCTAGATGCAACCGTGCAAGCAAACATTGCAAAAGCTTGGGTTAATTTTAATGCTCAAACTACGCCAAATGCTACTGGAACATATACACAATCTGGAACAACAGTAACGGTTTCAATTACTGGTCACGGAATGGTTGCAGGAACAAAGTTTTATGTAACAATTTCAAGCGGAACAGCTGTTACAGGATTTTATACAGTAGCGACTGCGACATCAAATTCATTTACATATACAGCTGGAACTTCTTTAACAACTTCAGGCAACATCGCCATAAATTTATTTATTTATAATAGTTACAATGTTTCTTCGATGACTTATTTAAGCACAGGACGATTTCAAATAACTTTTACAAATGCTTTTGCTAATACAAATTATGCTTTTTTAGGAAGTGGAATTAGAAACGTAGGAACTGTTGCATATGTAGTATTAGTTGAAGATTCAACTTTAAATCCGTCTAGATCAACCACAACATTTAATTTACAAGCATTATATAATGCTGGATCATCTGGTTTTTCAGCTGTTTCTCCTTCATATGCAACAGCAATGTTCTTTGGAAGTTAAAATATGCCATTACAAAAACAATCGCTTCCTATTAACTTTACTCAAGGATTAGATTTAAAAACTGATCCTTTGCAGGTTCCCTTTGGAAAGTTTATTCGTTTAAAAAACACAATCTTTCAAAAGATAGGTCGATTACAAAAACGAAATGGTTTTGCATCACTGCCTGATTTGCCTGATTCTACAACAACATTTCTAACAACGTTTAATGGAAATTTGACGGCTATTGGTAACACGATCAACATTTTGGCAGAAGGTTCACAAACTTGGATTAATAAATCAATTCTTTATCCTCTTGAAATTAATACTTTGCCATTGGTTCGAATAAATACAAATCAAACGCAATGTGATGCGGCTGTATCAAGCAATAACCTTGTCTGCACAGTTTATACTAACGTCGTTAATTCAACTTCAACTTATTACTACGTGATTGCAGATGCCGTAACAGGACAAAACGTAGTAGCGCCTACATTATTGGCAAATGGCAGTGGATCACCAAAGGTATTTATTCTTGGTAATTATTTTGTAATTGTTTTTACAAGCACAATAGCAGCTAATCCACATTTGCAATTTGTAGCTGTAAACTATTATTCACTTATTGCGACATCAGCGACGGATATATCAACAACTTATACACCTGTTAGCACTTGCGCTTGGGATGGATTTGTTGCTAACAACAACTTATATGTTGCTTGGAATGGGTCTGACGCTGGCGGTGCTATTCGTGTTACTTATATTGATAGTACGTTACTTCAACATAACACTGTAGTTTTTGCTGGATACGCAGCAACGCTCATGAGCGTATGCGCTGATTTAACAACTTCAACTCCGACTGTTTATGTAACATTTAGTAACGGATCAACATTAAGAACAATAGTTCTAAACAGCATTCTTGTTACTATTACTTCTCCTACGTCTTTGTCGCCAACTGGCACGATTGCAAATGTCACATCTACTGCAAATCTAAATAGTGTTTATGTGTTTTACGAAGTAGCAAATACCTATGGATATGATGCGACTTTAAAAACAAATTTTATTCGTGAAACAAGCATGACACAAGCGGGAGTGGTTGGCTCAACGTCAATTATTCAACGCTCAGTAGGACTTGCATCAAAGAGCTTTCTTGTAGATCAAACAATCTACATGCTTCAATGTTACGTCTCTAATTATCAACCAACGTACTTTTTAAGTGATTCAAGTGGAAATATACTTGCAAAACTCGCTTATTCAAATGGCGATGGTTACATTGTTCTTGGTCTTCCAAGCGCTAGTGTTTATTCTAATGAAATATATATTCCTTATTTAATTAGAACACTCATTCAACCTGTTAATAAAGAACAAGGTGCAAGCAATGCAGGACTTGGTATTTACGCTCAAACAGGTGTGAATTTAGCTAAGTTTACATTAAATGTTTCAAACAACGCATCTAGTGAAATTGCAAACACATTAAATCTAACGGGTGGTTTTATGTGGCAGTATGATGGCTTGCAGTCAGTAGAGAATAACTTTTTCCTTTGGCCTGATAATGTAGAAGTTAAAGGTAACTCATCAACTGGCTCAATGACCGTGCAGCAATACTATTATGTTGCTGTTTATGAGTGGGCAGATGCAAATGGAAACATTCAGCGCTCAGCACCTAGCATTCCTGTATCATTTACAATTTTAACTCCACCTGCGACGTTTCAAGGAACACTTGCAAATGGATCGCCAATTGTAACAGCAATTTCTAGCACAGCTAACTTGCAAGCTGGACAATCCATAACTGGAACACATATACCAGCTGGAACATATATTTTATCGGTTGATTCAAGCACTCAGATAACAATGAGTGCAAATGCAACAAACACGCAAGTAAACGTCACAATTACACCAACGGTTTTAAAATCATTATCAATCAACGTTCCAACTATTAGGTTAACTTATAAAACTTTATCAGTGCCTAAGATTGTTGTTTATCGTTGGTCAACAGCTCAGCAAACTTATTATCAAGTGACATCTATTACATCGCCTACATTAAATTCAAAAACCGTGGATTATGTAACTGTGACAGATAGCCAATCGGATGCTCAAATTATTGGTAATTCAATTTTATATACCACTGGGGGCGAGGTTGAAAACATCAGTCCACCATCACCGTATACAATGACTCTTTATCGACAGCGTTTATTCTTAGTTGATTCTGAAAACCCAAATACAATTTGGTATTCAAAACAAATCATTGAAAATACGCCTGTTGAAATGAGCGACTTGTTTACAATGTACATAGCGCCTACTCAGGGGTCACAAGGTTCAACTGGAGCAATCCGTGTATTAGCTCCCATGGACGATAAGCTTATTATTTTTAAGCACGACGCTATTTATTACATTTATGGAAATGGCCCTGACAATACAGGAACCAATAACGATTTTAGTGAGCCTGTGTTTATCACTTCAACTGTAGGATGCGACAATCAACAATCAATTGTTTACATCCCTGAAGGAATCATGTTCCAATCAGATAAAGGCATATGGCTTTTAACTCGCGATATGCAAACGCTTTATATTGGAGCGCCTGTAGAGGATTTTAATACTCATACAGTATTAAGCTCAGTAAACGTCCCTGGCACAAATCAAGTTCGCATTACTTTAGATAATGGAATTGTACTTATGTACGATTACTTTTTTAAACAATGGGGAACTTTTGAGGGAGTGCCTGCAATATCAAGCACTCTTTATGAAAGTCTGCACACATTTGTAAATCAATACGGACAAGTGTTTCAAGAAAGTCCAAATCAATACTTGGATGGAAACACGCCTGTCACGATGGGTTTTACAACTGGTCAGCTCAATATGGCAGGTTTGCAGGGCTTTGAAAGAGCATACTTTTTTAACTTAATTGGTCGATATATAAGCCCACATAAACTTCAAGTTCATGTTGCGTATAATTATGGCGATAACGATCAACAAACACTAATTAATCCAAAAAATTACAATGGAACTTATGGCGATGATCCTCTTTATGGGTCAACGTTTGTTTATGGTGGAAATCCGACTCTTGAACAATGGCGTATTTTCTTTCAAAGACAAACAACCGCAAGTTTTCAAATATCAGTTGATGAAATTTTTGACCCTCAATACGGCACTGTAGCAGGTGAGGGATTAACTATTTCTGGCATTAACGTACTGTACGGCATTCGTGGAAACTATGCTCGTCTACCTGCTGCGCAAAGTGTTGGGTAACGGACAGTGAGACATTTAAAAGAGGTAATTAATGAGTTGGTTAAGTAAAATAGGCAAAGGGCTATGGGATTATGGAACAGTTGCGGGTCTTGCAAAATTAGGAAAAAAAGGAAATGGTTTTAGTCCAACTCCTGCAAACTTAATTGACCCTTTTGAACAAGAACAAGCTAAAAAGCTTTATGAACAAACTCAAAGCGGACTTGCTCAACAACAAGCATTTGTGAATGCTCTTGCAGGTCAAAATGCTCTTGCTAATCAAGCTAATGTTTTTAAACAGCTTCAAGACGTAGCTAGCGGTGTAGGCCCAAATCCAGCACTTGCAGCACTTCAACAAGCCACAGGACAAAACGTAGCAAATCAAGCAGCACTTATGGCTGGTCAACGAGGTGGAGGTAGAAACGTCGGATTACTTGCACGTCAGGCAGGAATGCAAGGAGGAGCACTTCAACAACAAGCCGCAGGACAAGGTGCTACATTACAAGCTCAACAACAACTTGGAGCTTTAGGACAACTTGGAGGACTTGCTAATCAACAAGTTGCTCAACAACAAACTGGATTAGCTGGATTAAATCAATTTGGATTGCAAGGGCAACAAAATGTTTATGATGCAATAGCTCGTCAAAATGCAATAGCTGCTCAACAACAATCAAGTCTTAATCAAATAAATGCTCAAATGGCGGCAGATGCAGCCAAACGACAAAGTGGTATTTTAGGAGGCGCATTAGGCGCTCTTGGTACTATTGGAGGAATTGCTTTAGGTGGTCCTATTGGTGGTACAATTGGAGGAACTCTTGGTAACTCTTTAGGTGGATCAATGGGAGGTAATAATGTTTCATCTCCTAGTTTTGGTTCTTATAATTTTGGTCAATATACAGATACAAGAAACTTTGCTCACGGAGGAAAAGTTAATAACTATGCAATGGGTGGAATGACTTTAAATCAACCACAAAGTTACATTGGTCAATACTTTCAAAATCCAAATCAAATGCTTGGAGCAATTAATCAATCTGACAACATTAAAGATGCAACTTTAGATTATTCAACTCTTGCAGATGGCGGCGCAGTTTATCGCGATGGTAATTTTGCTTGCGGTGGAATGGCACCAAAATCTTTAATGGATATTGGAGGAAAAGTCCCTGGAAAAGCTGTTGTAAAAGGCGACAGTGTTAAAAACGATATAGTTGATGCAAAGCTTAGTCCTGGAGAAATTGTAATTCCTCGAAGCATTGTAAATCATCCAAATGCTCCAGAAATGGCTGCTAAATTTGTAAAAGATACTTTAGCTAAAGGAAACTTTAAAAATAAAGAAGGTTATCAAGACGCTGGCGGCGTAGCTGGGAAATACGAAGAACCTGAAGCTATTGCTTATGACAATCCTGAAAATTTAGAGCCAGAAATTAAAACTTTACAAGAACCAGAAGAAACTAGCTCAGTTAAAAGTAATGTGCCTTTTGATGTTAATTATAACAATTCAACAAGTACACAATCAAATTTACCAAAAATGTCTGCTCAAAGAAATCTTGCAAATGTTAAACCTGAAAAAATTTCTACAAGTTTAGAAGAGCCTTCTATTTTTGAAAAAGGTTTTCAAGCTCAAAGAAAAGCATATGAAGAAACTGGTCGTTTAGCTGAGGCTCAAGCTAAATTAGAAGAAACTGAATATGATAAAACTGCTTTAGATCTACAACAAAAACAAGAAAATTATATGAACGAACTTAGTGACGTAAATAATGAAATGAATAATTTACGCGCTGATATTATGCAAAACAAAATAGACCCACGTCGTTTTATTTCAGACATGTCTACAGGTAACAAAATTGGAACAGCTATTGGATTAGTGCTGGGTGGAATTGGTGCCGGTCTAACAGGCGGCGAAAACGTAGTTCTTAAACAATTAAACAATTACATAGAACAAGATTTATATGCTCAAAAAGCAAATTTAGGAAAAAAAGAAAGCTTGCTTAATGCTTTAAATCAAAAATATGGAAACATTAATCAAGCTATGCAAATGGCTCGTATTATGATGACAGATTCACTTTCGCTACAAATGAAACGAATCGCTTCACAATATGCAGGCAAGATTGAAGCTCAAAGACTTAATGCTGAGATTGGTAAATTAGATCAAAGCGTAGCAGATCAAGTTGATACATTTGCAAAATCAAGAATGTACACTTCAGGAAAAGAAATACCTGCGGAATTAGATCCATATCGTGAGCAAAGAGTTTCTTTAGGTTCTGGTGAAACACTTTATACAGCTTCTGAAAAAGGTACTACAGAAAAACAAAAAGTTTTGGACAGTATTAAAAAAGTTAGAGCTACACTTCAAAAAATGGATGAAATAAGAAAAACTAAAGGAAGTGCTTTTTTACCAACACCAACAAAAGCAAAAATGCAAGATTTACAAGGCGATTTAAAGTTTCCATTATATTCAATTTATATTGGACCTGATTATACAGAAAGAAACGCAGCTGCAATAAAAGACAAAATCCCTGATCCTACAATTTTAAGTGACGATGTTTTTAATTATAAAATGCTTAATTTACGTAAAGAACTTGAAGAAAAAGAAAATGAAATTAAAAGAAGTCTTTATAAAGCACCTATAAAAGATTCTAGTAAAAATAAATACAAACCTTCTAATGCTTTAAATACTAAAAAAATAGAGCAAGATATAAGCGAAGGAACATAAGGTTAAATTAAATGGCTGAAGATAATTTTGTTAAGCCAAGCTTTTATGATTATTACCATCCTGAAGAAAAAGAAAAAACTAAAGTAGAAGAAAATCCTGAAATCGAAGGTGATTTTATAAACCTTCAAAATGATGAAGGTGAAATTTCTAAAGTTTATAAAGCTGACGCTCCAACTTTAATACACAGCTATGGTTATAAACCACTTAATGAACAACAAAAAAAGCGTTTAGTTTTAGAAAAAAAATTTGGTTCAACAGGTCAGGAGTTTTTAACTGGTATTGAAGGCGTTGCTGATTCAGCTTCTTTCAGTCTTATAAATCGTGCAGAAAATGCGATTGGTGAACATTTAAACATTCCGGAAATAACTACAGAAGCTCAAGAAGCTAGAAAGCTTGTAAATCCAAAAGCAGCATTAACAGGTGAAGTTCTTGGAACCACAGCTATGATTCTTGGCACAGGTGGTTTTGGTGGAGCTGGAGCAGGTGCTGCCGCTCGTGTTGGTTTAGGTGCAGAAGCCGCAGGTTTAAGAGCTGCGGAAGCAGTAACAAAATACGGAATAGAATTAGGAATTAATGCTAAAAAAGTTAGCCAAGCCGCTGCAATTGCACGCGCGGGAGAATTAGCAAAGTATTCTACTTTAGCTCGAATTGGTTCAAGGGGTTTTGCTAACGCTATAGAAGGCGCAATTTATGCTTCTGGACAAGAAGCAGTTAAAACGATTTTTAGAGACCCAAATCAATCTTTAGGTTCAGCGGCAACAAACATAGGACTTTATGGATTACTTGGTGGTGGCGTAACTGGTGCTGCTTTTGCAGGAGCAGGTGAGCTTTGGAATGCAAAATTTGGCAAACAAGTAGCTGGTTCTATAGACGAAGTTAAAAGTGCATTACAAAAATATGCAGATAAAAGTAAAAATGACGTTCTTGCTAATGCAGTTGTTAATGAAGGCGTTATTCCCAAAACAGAAGTTAAAGTTCCTTTTAATGAAACTCAACCTGTAGAAACTACTAAAATAGGAGTTAATTTAGAAGAACCTGTAACAGGACCAAGTGGCAAAGTTGAATATCAAATACCTGGTGAAAAACCAAACGCAAATCAAATTCGAGAAGCGGCTGATCGTTTAGGTGTTGAACCTATTAAAGGAACTACAGAACTTGATCCAATAGTAGGTCAAAAAGCATCAGTTATAGCTGATTCAGATACTTGGGAAGGCAATAAACTTAGAAAACAACAATTAGAAGCTAACAATAGAACACAAAAAATATTAGATGAAGATTTGTTGGGAGAACGCTCGGCTGCACATATTGAAGCTTATAATGTTGGTAAAGATGCTCAAGAAAGTTTAGTTGGAGAAACTGTTGATAAAGAAACAGGTAAAAAAACTGCAATAGGATTTTTTCCTAAATTAAAAGCGGCATTATCAGAAAGATATGACGCTATAATGAAACATTTTGATGTTATTGATTTAACATCAGATATAAAATCTAGAGCTAAAGTAGCAATTGAAAATAATCCAATTATTGCAAATTCTACTAACGATGCAGTCGTTAACAGAGTAAATAAAATTTTAGAAAAATTCAGTAGCGATAAAATTAAAACATTATCTCAATTAAAAGAATTTAATACTAATGAAATTAATAAAGCTCTTTTAGAAGCACAAAATAAAGGAGACGAGCAATTAATAGCAGCTTTAAGAGTAATTAAAAAAGAATTTAAACAAGTTCGATCCGAAGGAATTCAAAATGCTGCGATTGAAATTGCTGGACGTGAAGGTCAAGCAATAGCAAATAAATTTTTACAAGAAGTTGAAACTTTAGATAAAGATTATGCTTTGTATAAAAAACAAATTCAAGAATTTTTGCAAGAAACAAATTTAAGTCCTGGCGATTATCAAGGTGATTTAAATACTTTAATTAAAAAATTAAAACGTACTAAAGCAGAAGACCTTGGAAAAAAGCTTTTAAATGTTAAAGACAGAGATCAAGTTTTATACTTAAAAGATAATTTTCCTGAGATATTTGAAAATCTACGTAAATTTAAAATTAAAGAAATTTATGAAAAAGCACAAAGTACTGCAAGGGGTAGCGGTAATAATTTATCAATGAAAACCATTTTGGATGAATTTGAAAAAATGGGTTCAGCGATGACTGATATTATTTTCCCTAATAAAAATCAATTAATACAGGATTTAAGTTTGTTGCATTATGAAACGCCACAAATTTTTAATCCACCTAAAACCGCTGTATCAGCTTCCTATCTTGGATATTTAGGAAAAAAATTCTTTGATGCTCAAGATAAAACAGCAATTACCAAAACAATTTTAAATGAACTTGGTTCATTTGGTAAAAATTTTGTAGTTGAAAATATTAATACCATGGCTAATTTAGTCAAAAGTGCAGGAAACGATCAAGCTGCGGACATTGCACTAACAAAAATTTTAAGCTCCGCAGATCGCGATACAAATGCTCCTGCTTTTAAAATAATGACTGATTACATTCGCCAAGTTTTAAAAGGCGAAGCTAATACAAGCAAAGCTATAGATAGTTTAATAAAAGGCGCTCCTATAATTATTCCTCAAAATTTAAAGCCGGATGAAAAAGTAAAAGAAAAACTCGATAAACGAGTAAAACAATTTGGCGAAAACCCAAATGCTATGCTTGATATGCATCAAGATTTTAATCATTACATGAGCGATCACGGCATGGCTATTGCGGCGGCATCTGCAAACGCTGTTAATTACTTAAATACTATTAGACCAATTGAACGACGCGAAAGTCCTTTAGATGATCCAACACCACCGTCTATGATAGAAAAACAAAACTACGATGTTGCATTATCTATAGCTCAACAGCCTTTAATGGTTTTAGAAGACATAAAAAACGGGACTTTAAACAGTCAAAAATTGTTACATTTACAAAATTTATATCCAGATTTTTATGCAAATATGCGCTTTCGTATAATGAACGAATTAGTAAATGTTACAGAAAAAAAAGAAAAAATACCTTATCAAACACGATTAGGGTTATCTTTGTTTTTAGGAACTCCACTTGATAGCACAATGAAGCCTGAAGGAATTATGGCTTTGCAACCTAAGATGGCTCAAGCTCAACAGCAAATGCCAATGATGCTTCAAGGTGCCGGTAGACAAAAAGGCAGTATGAAAAACATCAACAAACTTGCCGATCAACAACTAACACCAACGCAAACACGCATAATGGAAAAACAGTCAGTTAAAGTCTGACAAGAATACATCAATGAAGCCTTAAGCGAACCACGCTGAGCTCCAAAAGAGAGGGTTAAAATGTCACGAAAGAATATATTACCAAAATTTAAAAACATTACGGCAGGCGACATGTCTGGCAACATCACGTCTGTGGTCACAAATATCGGCTACGTCGATAACGTAGGGTGTGAGCTTTCCTGGACTGGAACACCAACTGGAACGTTCTCAGTTGAAGTTTCTGTTAGCTACGAGCAAGACTCACAAGGAAACGTCATTAATGCAGGCGCATGGAATGCGTTAACGCTTAATCCAACTCCTGTAGCGAGCGGATCCGCTGGAAGTTATTACATCAGTCTTAATCAGTTGGAAGCTCCTTGGATTAGGGTGAAATACACTCGCACTAGTGGCAGTGGAACTTTGACAGGTTATATTGCAACTAAGGAGATTTAGTTGTGGGTTACACAAGATGGCCTGTTATAAATTCGGTTTTAACCGCAGCAAATGCGGCTGCGCTACCTATTGCAGGAACAGCGGACGGCACTCTTGGTGTGGCTTTAGATACTCATAAACTTTACGTTTTTAATGCTTCTACGAATCTTTGGGTATTGCTCGTGTAGGTTATATGGACGAGTTTAAGCTTCCAGTATTGTTTGCTGTTATTGGATATTTGGTCAAAATGTTTATCGATACCATGAGAAAAGGTGACGATGAGCATGAAAAAAGCATCAAAGAAAACACAGAAGCGATCTGGATGCTTAAGACACAAATTGCTGTTTTGACGGAAACTTTGAAGCCTTTATTTGAAATTAAGGCAGATGTTGATGATTTGCAGACAAAAGTGAGCAAGATTGAGAGCATAATGAAGGTAAAACAAGAATTATGCACAAACGTGAGCAAATTAAGCTAAGTCCCAGAGATGAGTGCGAAGTAATTAAATACTTACTTGCAACGGTCTATGAGAATTTGCGCATTCGAAGTCATGGGTGTGACTCATGCTCGGATGTTTATGAGATTTGGACAGAGCTAAGAAAGCTTGCTGAGAGTTACGATATAGCAATTAACGAATTTGCGGCTAAGACTGCTTAAGCCGTTCTAGTCTTTTTTGCTCAATTTTAGCTTTGAGTTGCTCAAATTTTTCTTTGCCGTGATATTTCTCGATAGTTTCTAGTGCAAGTTTGATAGCTTTTTTGCGTTCTGGACTATTTTTTGAAGTATTTTTAATAAAAAACCCTGAGTTGCCAAATCCTTTGTCTCTTATGTAGTCTTCATAGTCAGACATATTTTAATGAATGCGCGGTAAGAATTGTCTAAGCCAACGATCAATCTCGCTTTTTTTAAAGTTCCACGCTTTACCAACTTTATAAGCAGGTAGTCCTTTTTCTTTAATATATTTCCCAATAGTCACGCGTGATAGCTGAAGCATTAGCATTACGTCTGTCATGTTTAGCCAACGCTCGCCTGTCATTGGAATGTCGCTCAGTCGTGTGGAAGTTATTCTTCGGGGTTTAGCTTTGCTTTTTTGTTTTTTCATTAGAATGGAATCTCATCTGTGAGTTGAATTGGATTGCCTTGGCCATCGCAAATGTTTCTCTTTAAACCTTCTTTAATAAGAGCTTTGCCGTAATCACTATCTTTTTTGTTCATTTTTAAACAGTAACTAATATCGTCCAAAATAATTTTGTCGGTAAACTCATCAACGAATTTGCCTTTTTTAAAAGCAGGTTTTTCCCAAGGAAACATAAACCGTTCCTCAGTGTTGTTTTGAATAACAACAGCTTTAACAGGTGCAGGAGTTTTTTGTTTTTCAAAAGTTATAGATTGCTCTGCTTTATTGGCATCATCGTCTTCTTCACCAGCTATTCCACAAAATGTCATTAATGAATATCGACGCGCATATGTTAATGCGGAACCAAAGCCTTGAGGTGTGACTTTATCAACAGGCATGTATAAAATACCACTTGATAACGTTTCGCCAGATTCATGAACAAGAATTGTTTCAATTCCAATGGTTTTATCTGTAATGTGATGTTTTTGAGATAAAAATAAACCGTTTTTATTAAAAGCTTTTCTAACAGCTTCAAAACAGCTTTGAAGACTTGCGTATTTATTTTTAAAATGAGGATTAACACAATCAAATATTACAGGTGTAAATTCATTCTGAGCTTTAACAAAAGCAGCATATGCTTTTAGGTTCAATTTTTCTTCATTCATTTCCTAGTTCTCCTAAAATGTTTGAACATTCTATAAAATGTTTGAAGTTATGTAAAGATAATTAAACCTTTGCAAAAATGGCTGGCCTTTCAGGACTCGAACCTGAGACCGAGTGATTAACAGTCACTTGCTCTACCGACTGAGCTAAAGGCCAATTAGTTTTTTAAATACTTCTTTAACTTGCTCTGGAACCACTGAATTGCCAAGGCATTTAATTCTGTCCACTCTAAAGGGTACCCCATTAGCCACTCTGTCCACGTTGGGTTCAACGGCCCACCAATTAGAGCGGGTATTTTTAACGTATGTCTCCTGAATTCGGCTTGGCTTTTGCCATTGTCTTTCCAATCCCGAGCGCATGGAGTGGGCCAGCAAAAACCATCTTTCACGTTTATGGGGGGCTCCAATGGCTGAGGCTGATAAAGTTGTCCATCTACAATCATACCGAAGGAGGGTAAGTTCTTTGAGTACAACATCAAGTCCTCTTGTCCTGATTGCAGGTACATTTTCAAGAAATATGAATAGTGGATTAATTTCTTTGGCAAGCCTTGTAATTTCGAAAAAAAGACCGCTTCGCTTTCCTTCCAAGCCCTTACCAGTTCCTGCACAAGAGATGTCTTGGCATGGGAATCCTCCGTAAATGATGTCGATTTTATTTGGTAACATAGACCCTGAGAGCGATGTAACGTCGTCCCAGATGGGTGCTCTTGGGAGTTCGTTAGCAGCCATTCGCGACAAGAGCACAGATTGAGCGTATCGGTCGTTTTCACAATAAGCGATTGGGGTGACCCATTTGTTAAGGGCCCTAGTGATGCCTCCAATTCCACTAAATAAATCCAAGCCATTTAATTTCATTTATAAAAAAGGGCACTCGGTACTTTACGGAGGTAAAATACCGAGCTAAATCAGATTGTGCATTAAGATTTATGTCTAGAGAATATCTCAAAACATAAATTAGACAAGTGTTAATTTACGAAAAGGGTTTGGTTCCCTAGTTAGCCTTAGTTTCCCACTCGTAGATTATTTAACTTTAAAAACTCTGGGGTTATTGGGCCTATGGTTTACTCTCACCCTTTTAGGTGGGGTTACTTTTAAACTAAAGATTGCGAGGAAAGGTAACAATGAAAGCTCTGGGAGATAAATCATAGAACATTAAGTAAACGAGTTGAGACTATTGTGTGTTAGGACATCTTAAGTCCACCCAT